CTCTACGGAAAAGTACCGCAAACCGCGCGAGTTAGAGGGCTAGTGGTCTGTCCGCCGATACGTGTAGAGGGCGATAAGCTTCATGTGGTTTCTAGCTCGCTAGATGTGCAGGATTTAAGGTTCGCGCTGCTATTTTGGGACCGCCTTGTCTGGCCTACCTCCAATATGGTCCACATGGCGAGTGGACCGGACGAAAGCTTTTTGGAGCACGAGGGGCTGCTCAGCAGACCGGAATTTCAGGCGTATGGAAACTTGGCTCAAGGCATCGCTGCTATCCAGTTCCGGGCCTTTGAGGAGCTTGATGCAAAGGAGCCAGGAGTCTGGGCAATGTCCCAAGGAGAGCGCTCGCTCCACTTGATAGGTGGAGACCGGTTAACCGAAGGGAATGGCATCACCGTTCAGCTACAGAGGGCGATACCTATTCCTGATGCTGAGGTGCCACTGTCAGAGATTCTAGATTTCAAGCGTCGACGGGCTGATGAGTTGCTTCAGCTGAGATATCACCTTGACTCAATCAAACAAGCCATCTCCGAAGCCGAAAGTAGCCAAGAAGCGCTAACTAAAAGCATCTCTGCTATCGACCATGCCTGCTCGGACCTGCTTCGGTGCGGATCTGAGTGGCAATTTCCGATGAAGATCTCGGATCTCAATTACTCAATCAGTATCAAACCCGCCAGTGTGGCTTCTAATGCGTACAAGGCATGGAGGCTTGGAGAGCAATTTGGTCTCACTGCTGCAGCTGGAGCAGCTGCAGCTGCGGCTGTAGGAAGCTGCCTGAAGATTGATGCATCTGTCGGTTTTCGAGGTATCCGTAGACCTGCCACTCCGTTCAGATACGCCTATCTAGCCCATAGGGAGCTTATCTAACCCTAGAAAAGGCTGGCGGGCTCCGCTTCGGTATCCCAACTGAAGATCAGCACCTCGCCGGCCTTGCTGCCTTTACCTCCGCCCACCGTGTAGGTGATATCCGTCGCCTCGATCCGGTACGCCGCGAAACATTCGCGGATGGCAGGGTGATCGTTGAGCGAGATGATCGCCTTGCCCTTGAGCTGGCCGATCAGGATGGCCATCTCCTGATACTGCTCGAAGCCAAAGGCCACGCCGTAGCCCTCGGTCTCCCAATATGGCGGATCCATGTAGAACAGGGTGTGCTCCCGGTCGTACCGCCTCAGGCAATCCTGCCAGGACAGATGCTCGATGTAGGTGCTGGCCAAGCGCAGGTGCGCGGCGGAGAGATTCTCTTCCAGGCGCAGCAGGTTCAGGCCAGGCGGTGTGGTGGTGGCCGTCCCCCAGGTCTGGCCGGCGACCTTGCCGCCGAACGCGCTTTGCTGCAGGTAATAGAAGCGCGCCGCGCGCTGGATGTCGGTAAGCGTCTCCGGCCGTGTCTCCTGCAGCCACTTGAACACCTGGCGACTCGACAGCGCCCATTTGAACTGGCGGACGAACTCCTCCAAGTGGTGCTGCACGACGCGATAGAGATTGACCAGGTCACCGTTGACGTCGTTGAGCACCTCGACGTCGGCCGGTACAGGGCGCAGGAAGAACAGCGCCGCGCCCCCGGCGAAGGGCTCGCAGTAGCAGGAGTGCCGGGGGAACAGCGGGAAGATGCGGTCGGCTAGCCGCCGCTTGCCACCCATCCAAGGGATGATGGGTTCGGACATGATGCCTCCAGGGCGCCGCAGTGCGGCGGTGGGAGGCTCGTGGCCTTCAGATGGTTGAGTGTCCCGCAGCGCGGGCACTTGATCTCGATCTGGTCGAACGCCGCAGCGCGGGCAAGCAACCGATTGCATCGGGTACAACGCAAGTTTTTCACTCTCTGCAAAGCCTTTTAATTTTGCTAGGCTCGCACCGCTCTCGAGAGCAGGAGGGCCTTGGCTGGCTTGCAGGCTAGATCTGCGGGTCGGTGCCGGCGGTTCGTGCGGGTAACACAGGCCGCCGGCGCCCTCTTTTTTCAATCCCTCTCGAACGCTGCCAGGTAGGCCGCGCAAGGCTTGCCACCCGTGAACCCCATGTTGACGTCGCGGGTTCTCGCCACACGCTGCTGGCGCTCCCTGCGCAGCAGACACCCGTAGTGCAACAGTATCTGCCGCTGCGTCATTCGACCGAGGGCGGCTGCGGTTCCGTGTCCGCTGGCGATGAGGGCGGCGTAGATGTCGCCCCAGCGGTTCGGCTTGCCGCGGCTACCCGTTCGGCCTGCAGCCGGGCGATCGAGCGCCGCACGAAGAAAGGGCCGTTCACGGTCCACCACAGGTGCAGCAGGTGCATCCCATCCTGGTCGTTGAGCGTTGCGACCCAATTTGGCTCGACGTCAGCGGCGATGGCCATCAACTCGATCACCTCGTCCGTATGGGTACCCAAGACACTCTCGATGGCCTCCAGGGTAAAGGCGTCACCGCCCTGCTCGAGCAACTGGTGCAGGTCATCCAACAGCGACTGCATCAAGGGGCGCAGGCGCAGTCCCTCGATGAAGCCATACTCGCGGACCACCAGTCGCCGCCCTGCGATCGTCGCTTCGCGCTCCGGATGCAGGATCTCCAGATCGTCAGCGCCGGCGTCCGCTGGCTGGGGCACGCCCGCCTCGCGACGGGGCTTGGACCCTTTGCGAGCCATGGTCAGGCTGCCTTCTGGTCGATGCGACCGAAGCCACCGAGGTTGGCGTTGGCGGCATTGACCACGTCGTACAGCACACTGCCGGTGAGGCTGAAATTGCCGTAGTCGTCGTTGATCAGCGACAGGTCCGCGACCGGGTCGAACTTGCAGCGGTAGAGCTTGACGATCACGGCCTCGCCGGTCTCGGTGTTGATACCGTCGAGCAGGATGTAACGTTCGGGCGGCGCAGCCGTGAACATGGTGAAACTCTGCCGACTGGCGTAACCGTAGGCCGCCTTGAACGGCTGGGTGAAGTTGGCCACGTCGGTGAGTTTCACCAGGCCTGCGTTGGGCGACTCCAGCAGATATTTGCTGGTGGCCACCGTCGCCGGCTGAGCGGCGCTGTCGGTGATGACCAGATTCGAGACGAAGGGGTTGTCGAGGTTGACGTAGTCACCTGCCACCAGCCCATTCGGGAAAGTCTCGCCGGTGACGGTCGCTGCTGCAACGTTGAGCTGACTGGCCCAGATCGCCAGGGCGATGTTCTGCGGCAGCCATTCATCGAAGGTGACGTCCAGCGTGGCGGTCTTGCCCTTCTGCAGGCGGCCATATTGTAGGCGGTTGCCCGAGAAGGATTCAGTCTTGTTGCTGGTTTCGGTGGCGGTCTTGAGCGACAGCGTCGGCACGTTCCCGGCCCAGACCGGGCGGCCGAGTTTGCCGTTGGACAGGCGCTCGCCGGCCCAGACCTTGCCCTGGAAGGAATACAGGCTCATGCGGAGGCCTCCTGTTCAGCGGCTTTCGTGGGCTCGCCCTCGATCACCTGGTTGTCAATCAGCCACTGGCGGGTGGGTTCGTCCACGTCGATGGCTTCGCCGGCGGCGCACTCGCGGCCGTCATGGGTATGCGCCTTGAGCAGCGTCACCTGCTGCAGCTGGGGCGTCTCGGTGGGCTTGTCGCTTACGGCCTCGAGGGCCTTGGGGGTGCGGCTCATGCGGATCTCCCGATCGCGTGTTGCGTTTGATAGATGTCGGCCCACACCAGTGTGTTGGCGTCGTAGTCGATGACCTTGCCCTGGATGAGCTGGCAGTCACGGCCCAAGGGCACGGGCGGCGTCCAGCCGATCAGCGCATCGCGAACCTCGCCCAGGCGCTGCCGTAAATCGTCTCCGGCCGCGGCGCCCCGGTTGTCGCGGTAGTTGCGCACTGCCAGGGTCACGCCGAAATGCACGGTGGCGACCTGCCGCGAGGCGCCACCTGGCGCGCCGGCCTGACGCGGCACCGGTGTCTCCTGGGCCAGCACGACGAATAGCTGCGGCGGCCGGAAGTCGAGCAGCTTGGTGATGGCGGCGAGGTCAGCAGCGCCCCCGAGCGTGTACCCGGCCGGCAGCTGCTGGCGGAGCCGCTCGATGACCAGGTTGTGATCGAAGGGTGCGCTGGCCATCAGAAGTCCTTGAGGGTGTCACGGCTGAAGATGCGCGGTGCTGCCACTACTTCGGGGCTGCCACCGCCGGCCGGGGCGACCGGGTCGTCCTGGCCCAGGCTGAACTTGCCATCTGCCACCAGCTGCAAGAATTTCAGCGCGTCGCGGTAGTCCCGCACGATCGGGTCCGTGCCTTCGGCGCTGAGCCGATCCTTGTGCAGTAGGTAGCGCGCGATCGCCCGGGCCCAGCCGGTGACGATGCCGAAGCGGCTGGCCAGCGGCAGGGTGTAGCCGCGCCGGCGCAGGTAGCCATCGATGATGGCGCCTGCATCGGATACCGCCGACAGGATCACCTCCAGCGCCTCCAGGCCGACCTGGACGTCATCCTGCGCCCAGGCGCTAACCGGCTCACCACGCAACAGCGCGTCGAGCAGGCCGGCATCTACGGCGGGAACGCGCAGGGGCGTAGCCACCTGCGACAGTTCCGATGGGCCGGGACGATCGGCCAGCTCGGCCAGGGTGACGTACATCACTTGGCGGGCCGGGTGATGGCGCCGATGGTCAGCAAGGCCACGGCTTCGCGTTGATCGGTAATCACCACCTCGTCGCCAAAGGTGAAGGGGATGCCGTCATGCTCGAGCAGCTCGCGATTCACCACGAAGGTGTTGTCGCGCTCGAGCAGCTCCTGCGCTGCCGCCCGTGCAGCGGCCTCCGCCTCGAGATCACGGGTCTGCGGCAGGTTGATGGCTCGGGCGGCACCACCGGCCGGATCGACAGCGAGTCGCTGATCAAGCACCGGGGTAGCGAGTTCCGGCGAAACAGGGTCCGCCACCTTGAGCGTCTCGGTCAGCACACCACCCGAGGTTGTGCCCGGTACCAGGGCTACCTGATCGCCCAACAGCGGATCGACAGGGCCCAGGGTGCTCGGCAGGCGCTCGGCCTTTAGGGCGCCGAGGAGCAGGTCGATCTGCAGCGTGGTGGCGCCCTCGATTTCCAGGAAGGCGGCCAGCTTGCGCTGCTCGACCTCGGTCAGCTCGCCCAGGGGCACGACGGTGCCATCGGCGCGACGAATGGCGCTGAGGAAGGAGTCCTCGCCATAGGCCAGGTCCTGAGCCAGGAACTCGCCGTCGACGCGCGTCAGGGTGGCGCCCGGTACCAGCTCCTGGTTGAGCAGCTCGGGAATGGTCTTGTCAGTAGCGGTTTTACGGGGTGGCATCGCTGCATCCTCCATGGGCGACCATCAGGTCGCCCTGGTCAAGGGGCCGTTAGACGGCGACCGCGTTTTCGAAGTAGTAGCCCAGGTCCGGGGCGCAGATGACTTCCTTGGTGGACTCGCCCACCCGCACGCGCTGGCCACCGCGCATACCGATGTCCTGGTCCTCGATCGAGCCGGACACGCGGCCGCCCCATTCGGCGGTGAATCCGAAGGTGGTACCGCCGTTGGCGTCTGCCAGGCGATCGCGGTAGAGGAAGGCGGCGTGCGGGCCCCAGGTACGCACCAGGTTGGGTGCCTGGCCGGGACGGGCGATGTTCAGTCGGGCCTCACCGATGTGGATGGCCTCGAGCTCGAGCAGGTCGGCCAGGAACTGCAGGGGCACCATGCCTTCGTCGCCCTGGCTGCCGTTGTAGGCCTTCACCACACGCGGATGGCGACGCAGGATCGTCGCAGTGCGGCGGCCCAGCACGCCGATATTCGGCCGCATTACCAACGAGTCCAGGGCGTCGGTGATGACCGGCAGCGGATCGCTGGAGTCATCGCTCCACTGGCTGGTGCCGCTCAGGGTGACGCGGTTGCCGGCGGCGTAGCTGTTGGGGTTGAACACCGCCTGGGACACCCGCTGTTCACGGTCCAGCAGGATCAGGTTGGTGGTCAGCTCGGCGGCATGGCCCAGGGGGTCATAGTTCGCCGGGGCGTTGTCGATGTCGGCCTGGGGCACAGGCGCATCCAGCGCGTGATCCTCGGTGCTCGAGGTCTGCTCGGTCGCACTGAATTCCACCTGGTTGGGTTGCGACTTCCGACCGACCAGCGTGTTCGGCACAGTGAAGCCGCCGGCCAGATTGAACAGCCACCATTTGAAAGACTGTTTGCCCACCGGCACGCGCGGCAGAACGTCGTCCGCGATCATGCGGCCGTTGCGGTAGGCGATGGCGATCGCGGTTAGGACCGGATCGACGGGAAACGGAGCTTGGCTCATGGAGGGGCCTCTTAGGCGCTGGCCCGCAGGAACTGCGGAGCGATGTTGACGGAGCCGATGTCGCCTGCGGCGCCGGCCACTTCGGCGTAACCGATGATGTAGCTGTTGGCCGCAGGCGGTACCGCCACGGCCACCGCGCGGCCCTGGGCATCCGCAGTCAGCGCGGCGCCAAGGGCAACGGTGCCGCCGTATTCCACCGGGGCGAGGCCACCGCGGATGACGTCAACAGGCTTGCCGTCATCGGTGGGGATGTCGGTGCTGACGCCGATGAGCAGCGCCGTGGCGCCCGCGGCCTGGGCTGCCAGGCCATTGCTGGCGCCGTTGATCAACAGGCGGCGCGCGGCGATCGCGCCCACGGCGCGGCGTGCGGTAGTGAGACCGGGAATATTCACGGCTTAAGCCCCTTCTTGACGTGCCGCACGGCGGCGCTGATGGAGATGTGATTGCCGGCCTTGGCCTGTTCGGCCTGGTAGACGCGGGCCTTGGCGGCGATGGCGGACGCATCGTCAGCGTCGACGTCGCGGCCGGTATCGCGGCTCTTCTCAGCGAAGTCCACCTGCTTGGGCAGGCTGGTGAGCAGCTCACGCAACACGTCATTGCCCGGCTTGCTGACCTGGGCGCCGCCTTCGGAGAACTCGAGCGGCGCCGCCGGCAGGCTGAGCATCAGCTCGACCACCGGGCCTTTCTGACGCGGCAGCAGCTTGCCGGCGGTCACCAGGCCTTCGGCGAACTCGGTCGCCTCACGGCGTTTCTCTTCGGTGGCCTGCTTGGCGATCTGCGCTTCGCTGTCGGCCACCTGGCGCTCACGCTCGGTGAGCAGGCGTTCGCGCTCGGCGAGCGCAGTTTCGTCGGTCATGGTGGTTTCCTGGTTGGGGGATGTGGGTGCGGCGCTGCCATCCGCCGGCGGCGCCACGGTGCCTGCGCGGGGTGCGGCACCTGCTGCGGGCTCACCTGCCGCGACGGCAGATGCCGCGGTAGGGTCGGTGCCCTTCTCGGTATGGGGTTCAGCAAAGGCTGCCGGGTCTCTGGCAGCCGCCGCCTCGATGGAAAGCAGTTGGTACTGCGGGATCAGCTGCTCGGCGCGCTCCGCGCCTTCCCGCTCGATAAAGAAGTCACGCATCCGGCGGAGGATGTCGGTCACCCCGGTGACGGTGTAGGGCAGCTCGGAGAATTCCACCGCGACGCCTCCGTCCCCCTCGCCGAATTCCAGCGAGGCATCCGGAATGCCCTTGATGGCAGGCGGCATGGCGCCGAGAAAGCCGATGTGCCGCAGATAGTGCTTGCCCGGGGTGGGGTTGCCGGGGGAATCGGGCAGGTACACCGAAGCGCTGCGCTTCTTGTACATCTTGCGATTGGCCGCTTCGGCGAACTCCGGCACCACCTGGTGGGGTTCGGCATAGAGCATGCCGCCGCGCACTTCCAGGCTCTTGGTCCAGCCATAGGCAGGGCCGTTCAGGGTGGGGTGACCGATCACCAGCGGCGCGTCGTGGAGCGCCGGGTTGTAGCTCTGCGCGATCTCGCGCAGGACCGACTCGGTGAACTCGACCGGGCGACCGTCGAGGGCGACGTGCTGGCCGGCGGGCAAAATGGGCAAGGTAGCGGCAGGTGTTTTCATGGAGCCAGCGTGCCTGCCCTAGACCCGCCAGGTCTTTTGAACGAGGGCAAAAACGGACCCAGCGGGCGATCTGCACGCTGACCTGGCCATGGGAGATGCGTTTGGGCGGTTTATAAACGCGGAAGCAGGCGGGTATCGCCTAGAAGACGGTGAACCGGTGCGCCTGGGCGCACAGGAGGGCTTCTACGGCCTCTTACGCGGATCCGGCCAAACTGTCCCGCAGGAACGCCTGAACACGCGCCAGGATCCTCGCATCGTCCTGGGGCGAGACGCCCAGCCAGGGGCGCGCCGGCATCGTGATGGTGTAGGGGCCCATCTTCACGTCCTGGGCGAAGTTGCTCTTGGACTTGCGCACGAATTGACGACCGATCTGGCCGGCGGCGTCCTGGCGAAAGTAGACAGTGCTCTGCCGTGCCTGGCGCTTGATGTCACCGCCGAATTGGTGGATGGCGCCATAGGGTCGATCGGTACCGAACAGCAGATCGTCGCCGTCGAGCTGGTAGCGCAGGGTGCCGCGCAGGAAACCGTCCAGGGTCAGCACCTTGTCCTGATTCTTGCGCTTGCTCCGTGCGTAGCCAGGGGACAGCGCCTGCCAGGGCGTGCCATCTGGGGCGATCTGCGCCTTGAAGCGGGCCTGGTGAATGATCAACAGCAGCTCGCCGATATCGCGTTGCAGGGCCGAGGGTTGCTGCAGCGCGGCGATGCCGGCATCCAGGGACGCCAGCACGTCGCGGTATTCGAAGGTCAGCGTTACACCGGCCATGGATTGCTCCTATACTGGCAAGACGTTGTGAGTGCCCTGGCGGCCGGGAAATCGCCAGTTCCGGCTCGGGGGCCGTAAGGCGCCTGTACGGTGGATGTGGCGTCCACCCTGGGCATTCACAGCGCCCCTTCCAGCAGCACCAACTTCCCCGAATCCACATCCTTCTGCACATCGGCCCAATCGATAAGCGAGCCCGAGCGCACGCTGTTGGTCCGCTCCTCGCCCTTTAGTCGATAGTTGACCTGGATGGCGATCTTCCCCGCCTCACGTCGATCGGCCGGAAACACGTAGATCAATACCGATGCCTGCTGGTCCAGCAGCACCGCCTGCGGCTGGGCCAGGATGTTGGGCAGGGTGGCTAGCTCAGCCAGGCTCAGGGCTTTGGGTCGGCCTGCCGCGGTGGTGGCCATGGCCTTCGCGTCGCGTAGGGTGTGCAGGATGTCGCCGTCGCCCACGGTGATCGCCGCGGTCTGCGGCGATACCCCTGCCGCCTCCAGCGCACTGGCGGTTTCGGATGACAGACTGCCGACGGTGACACGTCGGCCGCGCCGGACCGGGTCCGCCGCCACGGTGTCCAGCCAGCCCGACCAGCTGGTCCGCAGCGCTTCGCTGACGGCCGGCTCGGCGAGCAGCTCCTGGTTCAACGCGGCCGCCGGCACCGCCGGCAATCGCACGCTCTTGTCCAGGGCGCCCTGAACAAGGCGCTCGTACACCGAGCGGCCGGGCGTATAGCCCCAGCCAGGATCCACCCCTTCCGGCACCTTGACCACTTCGCCCTTGTGCACGATCTGGCGCTCACGGCTCTCGGGCGGCTGGTCCGGCCCGGCCTTGCCCAGGTACTGCGTCAGCTCTTCCAGGCTGTAGGCGGTCACGAAGCAGCAGCATCCATAGCCGTTGGGCGGGAAATGCACCTCCCACCAGGGGTTGTCGGCATGGATCGCCAGACCATCCCAGAGCAGGTGCAGCTCGCGCGGATGCTGGACGGCGTCGCTGTGGTTGTAGACCCAGAAGGGCCGCGTCGCCTTGACCTGCTGCAGTTGGGCATAGCGACCCGCCGCGTAACTGGTGCGCAGGTTGGTCTCGTAGATCACACGCGCCCGAAAACCTCGGCCGCCCTCAGGCTCCCAGCCGTAGTGATCCAGGACCGCGTCGTAGTCTTGGCGGAACTCGGCCAGGGTCTGCCCTTCGGTAACGGCGCGGCTGACGATCTGGTGCAGATCCGCGACCAGGTCGAGCCGATGGGCGCCGGCGGAGACGAACGCCCGGTCGTGCGCCTCGCCCTGGACGGCAAAGTAATCGACGCTGGGCACCTTCTCCTGTAGGAAGCGGATCTGCTCCCGGAAGGGCAAGGAGCCGTAGGTCGCGGCGGTGGCCATCAGGCGTCACCCCGGGCGCGCAACGCATCGTCGACGTCGTTGCGGCCAGCGAGGTCCGCCGCGGCCAGGCCCATGGTCATTGCCTCGGTGTACTGCTCCAGCGACAACTGCGGTGCCAGGGCCAGGAGCCGTGCCTGCAGATCCTCGGTGCTGGTAGCTTTGTCCAGCAGGCCGCGCAGCTGCGCCTGCCAGTCGCCCACCGCCGGGGCAAGGTCCGCGGCCAGCCGCGGCGCCATAGCCTCGGCCGGATCACGCGGGGCGGCGCCCTCGGCAAATTCGGTCGCAGGGGGTTGGGTTGCAGCGGGTGAACCGGTCGCCGGCGCTGGAGCAGGATCCTCCTCGAGCTCAACGTCGTAGGTGCTCTGGATGTAGCCCCGGGTCGGGCGGAAGCCGGACATCTGGAACACCTTTTGATCGCGGTTCGCCCGCGACTCCATATCCTCGGGCTCGGCCACCTGGCGGAACACCCGCGGCAGCTCGGCACCGGGGAAATTCCACTCGGTCAGCCAGCGCGCCGGGCCGAGGTTGAAGGTCTCGCAGATCAGATCGGCGTCGGCCTTGATCAGGTCCAGGCGCACGTCGCCCTGCAGGTTGTCGTTGCCCAGCTTGCCCGGAGTGCCCTGGCTGCTCGCGGTCTGGCCGACCGTGACCTTAGCGATCGCCGCGTCCATGGTGTCGTGCAGCGACTTGTAATCGCCGGTACCGGAGCGTCCGGCCTCGAGCAGCTCGAGGAGCATGCCTTCGGGAATGATGATTCCGGAGTCTGTCTGCACCGACTGGGTCGCGGCCAGTAGCCGGGCCTTGTCGCCGTCGGTGTGCTTGTTCGGATCGAATTTGCCCACGGCCGTGGGCATGCCGAACTTCTCCAGGAAGGTCAGCCAGAACTTGATGTCGTTGCGCTTGAAGAACACCGGCCAATAGAGCCAGTGCGCCAGACCAATCCCGTAGGGCTCATCGTCGTTGTCGGCGCCGGTGCTGAAATTCCAGAAGTACGGCGCCAGGCACGGCGTGCCCTCGAACAGATCGCCCGGCACGAGCAGGCGCAGCTGGCCGTCCTGGTCGTAGCGAAAGCGCCGGCGATTACGCACCTTGATCGCCTGCAGGGTGATGTAACGCTCGTCACGCCCGTAGATGAGTTCGGCGACCGCGTGGCCGTAGAAGACCCCGTAGAGCATCAGGCTGGTCACCCGGTCCCAGCCGCAGTTCTTGAGCTGCAGCTCCAGGTGCGCAGCCGCGGCCTTATCGATCCGGCGCTCGCCGCCGGGCTCCACCGTCCATTCCTTCGCCACCACGGCGCGCTGCCGATCGCCCCAGCAGCTCTTGACCTGCCAGTCGCTGAGCACCTGCTCATACAGTCGCAGGTCCTGGTGGCCGCGGCTGAGCAGGATGGAATCGGTGGTCTGCTGCAGACCGTTGAGAAAGCCGCGGGTGATGTCACGACCATCACCGGTGGTCGCGACCTCCTGGTTGAGCTTGGGGGGTTGCATCAGAAGCCTCCGAAGTCATTGCGGCCGCTGACCGTGCCCCAGCCGCGCGAGGTGGGGCGGCTGTCGGTCGCGGCGAAGTCGTCCAGGCGCTGGCGCGGCCCGGCGGATTGGTAGTCGATCACGTTCTTGCTGCCGGGCATGAAGCTGGCCCGGATGGCCATGGCCAGGCTGACCGCGCTATCGCCGTGGCGCTTGGCCTGGCTACTGCTGGCCTCGAGGTCCTTGGTGCGGCCCTTGTCGATCTGCGGGATGCCATTGGTGACCTTGATCGAGAGCAGGTCGTCGAGCGTGGTCTGGTGGCGTGGCAGCTGCAGGTTGAACGCCTCGAACTCGCCTTTAAGCTTGGGCATCCATTCGGCGTACCAGGCCGGACTCAGATGCACCTGGTCGACGACGTCCAGGCCGTACTTGAGCGCCGCCTGCTCGGCCAGGTACCCGCCGTTACCGGTGGCGTCGAAGGCCAGGCCCGTCACCCAGGGCAGGCGATCGCAGATGTAGAACATCACGTCGCGCTGGGCCTCGTAGGTGAGGTTGCGAAGTTCCACCTGAAAGGGCACGCGCTTGCGTAGCAGCGGATCGATCTGCAGCGGGGTGAAGACCGTGAGGTCACCCTTGCGCGCGAAGTCCTCGCCGAACGCATGCTTGTTGTCGCGGCTCAGCCGGGCCAGCTCCGGCGCCAGGTTCTCCCGGCACCAGGCGGCGATCTCGACCTCGCGCTGCTGCGGCGTCCAGAGCTCGAAGCCCTGCGGCGCTTCGAAGCGATAGATGCGGATCGAATGGTCCGTGACCATGGCCTGCTCGATCAGCACCCGGGTTAAGTAGTTGCCCCCGGAGCGCTTGGGCACGCAGCCGTATTCCTCGTCGGCCGACTCCACGTTGGGGGCATTCTTGTACAGCTTGTCGCGCCAGGCTTTCTCGGCCTCGGCCGACCATGCCTGGCCGGTGACATAGCAGATCCGCTGGTAGAGGCCCTCGGCGATGGCGTCGTCCAGCGTGATGCGATGGATGCTGTAGTCCTTGCGGCCTTCCCGGGCGTCCTGGATGTAGCCGTTGAAAGGGTTGTCCACGCCGTTGTGAGTGCTGATCAGTCGGACCTTGTTGCCCCACATGGTCAGGGCGAGAGCCGCTTTGAGCAGCTCCTCCAGGCTTTCGTGGAACGCGGCCTCATCGATGACCACATCGCCCTGCAGACCGCGCAGGTTGCTGGGCCGAGAGCTCAGCGCCTGGATCTTCCGGCCGGTCCGCGGGAAGCGGATCATGTAGGTGAGGATCTCCTCCTTGCGCCCGCCGTCCCAGAAGGTCTGCTCGTAGACGTCCGCCTCGGCGAGCTCGTTGAAGGCGCGAGCGAACAGCGCGCAGGCGGCAATGTACTCCAGCGCCATCTCCTGTTTGCTGCCCACGTAGAAGGTGTTGCAGCCGCCCCGGCTGCGCGGTTTGGCCGCATTGATGACATTGCGACCGGCTTCGGCCCAGGTCAGCCCCGTCCGGCGGCTCTTCTCGGCCACCATGATCTGGCTCTGGTCCTCGAACCACCGCTGCTGGTAGCCCAGGAATACCGGCTCGTTCGCCGGCTGGGCCGCGGCGATCTCCTGGGGCACGTCGACGCCGTGCAGCGCCATCTCCTCGGCCAAGTCGATCTTGCGTGGAGCGCCGGTGGCTGTGAGGCCCTTGCTAGCAGCGGTGGTGTCGGTACGGGCGGCCATCAGCGGTCTTCCCGGGGCGAATCGAGCAGCGCGACGACGGCGGCATACATCGCCTGGCAGTCCGGCGATTCATAGCCGAACTCGTTGACGAAGGCGGAGAAGCTGGTACCACGCCCTTCGTCGTGCAGCCAACGCCCATAGCGGGCCGCGGTTTCAAGTGCGGTCAGGCGAAACTCGCAGGCCTTGGCGATGCGGGCTTGGTCGGCCCGCCGAGCGCGGATCAGGGTGATCTCTTCGGTCGTCAGCTGAAAGGCAAAGGTCTCGCTCATCAGGATTTCCCCAGCAGGATCCCGCGGATCCTGCTCTCCAGTTGTTCGCTCATGCCATCGCTGCCGCGTTGCGCCTCGAGGCGCTGCTCCTGCTCGGCCAGCAACTTCTCTCGGGCCTCGCGCTCGATCGCCTTACGCTCTTCGCGACTGACCTTGCGCGCCGCCAGCACGTCCTTGGCCGCCCGGGCCAGCTTGCGCACATCGTCGACGGTGGTTTCTTCGTCGGTCTGAGCGCCCAGGGCGGCATGGGTCGTCAGGGTGGTGATGCTCTGCACCATCAGGGCGCCGGCCTTGTCGTCCGGGTTCTCCCCGAGCTCTTCCACCAGGGCGCTGGCCATCGCCGTCTGCTCGCGAAGCCGCTTGGCCATCTCGTCGAAGTTCTGCCGGTACCGGCCGATCGCCGAGCGGCTGGGTTTCTGCTCGATCGGGAAGTGCTGCTGCAGGTCGAGGATCAACTCGTCCAGGGTCAGCCGGTTCTCGCGCAGGCGTCTCTCGATATGGCTGCGAATCTTGGGCTCGAGTCTGTCGATGCTGGACTTGCGACCCATAGCGTCAGGCTCCCGGCCGGTTGACGCCGGGCACCCGAGCGCGGCCGGTGGCCACGTCAGCGCCGCGCTCGGCAAGGGTCACCACCAGAACGCTGTTGAGGTCTTCGACCTTGACCAGGCTCTGCTCGGCCAGCCAATGACATTCGGTCTTGACCTGGTCGCGGCTGGGGCTGTGGCCGTACTGGTGCAACACGTTGTAGAGCACCGAGGAATTGGAGCGGTAGGTCGGCATCTCGGCCAGGATGCGCAGGATGACCAGGCGCATGTCCTGGCGCAGATAGTCTTCGTAGGGCGTCATGGCTGCCTCGACGTCAGTAGGTAGTGGTTGATCATTTCAACGGAACGGGACAAAGGGGCTAGCTCCTTGGCGAACCCCGTCATCTCCGACTTCAAGCCCTTCACATCGCCGGCCAGGGCGCCGATCTGCTCGGCTAACTTGTTGAGTTGCTCGTCATCCGGCATGTGGCGCATCTGCAGCTCCAGGGTGAGGATTCGCTCCTGCAGCTGGGACATGAGCAGGCGGGTTGCTTCGGCTTCCATCTGGTTGGCCTTGCGCCGGTTCAGCACGAAGGTCCAGATACCCAGGACCAACGTCCCGACGAAATTCAAGCCACGAAAGAACGCGTCCCAATCCATCAAGCCTCCCGGCCTGGCACGAAGACCAGGCTCACGCTCGGCGCCGCATGTCGCCACGCGATCATGAAGCCCAGGCCAAAGGTGTAGCCGAGCACGAAGATCAGCCAAATCAGCAGTCCATAGCGGACCATCCCGCGGATAAACGTCCGCACGTACTTCTTCATTTCGGGGCTTCCTTGACTTGCAGGGCGAGCAGCTCCTGGAGCTGCTTTAAGTTGGCCAGGGACCAACGGCCGTAGTCCTGGGAATAGGCCAGGATGTCGGCGGGAGAAACGCCGCTTTCCAGTAGTTCGGCGTCAGAACCGGGGGCGGGGCTGGCTGCTGGAGCAGTCGTGGCGGCAGCGGCGCTCGCTCCTGCGGCGGGCAGACCGGCGCCAAGGGCGGCGTTGAAGTCGCGCAGCCAGCCGCGAGTAAACACGCAACGAGGAATGGCCACAGGCGCAGCTGTAGGCGACGGACGATAGACGGTGGTGACATGGGGGATCCGCTCCTTGAGCTGTTGGCGTGCGGTGTCGAGCTGCGCCTCTCTTTCGAGTAGGCGCGCCTCAGCGTCATTGGCCCGCTTGACCTGGGCCTGGATGATCGCGAGAGCGGTCTCAGCCGCGAGCCGGGCTTGGGTGGCCGCTTCGAGCTGCAACTGTTTGACTTCCTGCTGACCCTTAGCCAGGCCCTGGTCGTAGCCGGTCTGGCGCTCCTGGATGGCAAACAGGATCAGGCCTGCCGCGGTGCCGAAATACGCCAGCAAGAAAAGGTTGCGCCGAACCCATTCAATAGCGGCGAGCATGTTTCGAACCTCGGCGGTGCTTACGCGCCTTGCGTTTGGCCTGGGCCACCCCGGACTTGCCATGCCGTTCGCGCGGCACTGGCGAATAGTGAAATTCGGGGGCGGCCAACCAGTTGCGGGAGGCGGCGCCCAGGCCTACGGCGAGGCTGGCGATGATGCAAAGACGGAGACGGCTCATAGGTACCTCACTGCGCAGACGCCATCGCCCCATCCGGCGGTGGCATACAGAGGTT